AATTACACAGTTGCAGTTACTAGTGGTGAGGGTACAGATGAAATCGCATATTCAGATGACAACTACGGTGTACGTGGCACTCTGCAGGTATTAGACGGACATTATCCAACATTTACAGCATCAACTGAGCTTACTATTGATTCAAGTACAAATGAAACAAGTTATGTTATAAGTGACAAGAGTACCAATCAAGGCAGTAAACTTCACACAGCCGCATTTTATCTCAACGGCTATACAGGTGATATCCTAGTAGAAGGCACACTAGATGATACACCGAACTATAACTCAGCAAATTACTTTACTATTCAAACAAAGTCTTACACTTCCTCAAGCGACGTAGAGTACACTACATGGACTGGGAATTATAGAGCGATTAGATTTGTGCAAGTTGCAACCGGAGGGAGCATAACCAAAATACTATATCGTGGCTAAACGTATAGTAGTTTTTGGAGACAGTTGGACTTATGGTTCTGACTTAGTTGATCCCGCACTTATTCCCAAATTAGAAAGTGAAGGCTACGGCTTAGAAGATGCTGAGTACAAATATTTTCACGAAAATCTTCCTTATAGAGAACAGCACAGATATTCTAATCTACTTGAAAAAGCATTGGAAATTCCTGTTGACAATTTGTCAGAACCAGGCGACAGCCTAATAGGAATGCGTGTTAAATTTATAGAATGGATTCATCAGCAACCCAAAGATTGTTCTGACATTCTGATCATATTTGCCACAACAGCACACGAAAGATATAGTTTTTATTCAGCAAAAGACAAGCGATGGTTAAACAGTGGCTACTTGCAATACGGAGGCATGCACCATCCATTAGTTGAACACTGGAAAAGACACTTAGTGCATAGCAGTAGTACAGAACTACACAACTATACTTTGTTAGATTTTGTTATGTCGACAAGAGCACTCTGTAAAGAACGTAACATGATCTGGATATATGCACCTGTTTTCCCAACGCATAGTCATGGCAGTATCGACGATAAGTTTGTCACAGAATGGAGTATGCTTGATATATGTCGACAACGAGAAATGGAAGGACACGATGTCTGGGCCTGGGGAGAACACCCCAACGAACTTGGACATAAATTTATAACAAAACACTTGATAAGTTTTATGAAAGAGCGTAAACTTATATAGTGAACCTTATACAACAAACATTATTAGACAACTTACCAGCAAAACGCAAAACTACCCCTAGTGGTTGGACAAGCGTGAATGCTCCATGTTGTACACATCGTGGACATAGTGCTGACACAAGAGGCAGAGGTGGCATTATAAATGCACCAGATGGTTCTGTAAGTTACCATTGTTTTAACTGCAACTTTAAAGCGACGTGGCGCCCAGGCTGGCATTTTAACTTTAAGTTTCGAAGACTACTCAGTTGGTTTGGGGTAGAAGAAAATGACACGCAACGTTTGGTATTTGAAGCAATGCGCATCAGGGAAGAACTCGGTGATGCTGTTGAAGAAATAGAACAGCAACAAGAAAAAATAGAGTTTGAAACCAAACCTTTGCCAGAGGAAAGTGCAGATATTAGCCAAGTAGCAACCATGATGGCGATTGATCCTAAGTATGAAACAACACAGAGTTTTAGAGACATAGTTGCCTATGCTGTGACACGTAAGATAGACATACAACGTTATCCAATATTTTATAGTACTAGTCGTAACATGAACATGGATAGGCGTGTTGTTATTCCTTTTACGTGGCAGGGTAAAACAATAGGATATACTGCTAGAGCATTGGATAAGCATATAAAGCCCAAGTACTTCAGCAGTTACGATAGCAATTATGTTTTTAACACAGATCGACAACCCAAGGACGCAAAGTTTGTTATAGTATGTGAAGGTCCTTTTGACGCTATGGCAGTTGACGGTGTTGCTATATTAAGTAATACCATAAATGACACACAGGCAGAGATTATAGAACGTTTAGGCAAACGTGTTATTGTAGTGCCAGACTTTGATCGAAGTGGACAACGTATGATACAAGACGCTATTGCATATGACTGGGAAGTAAGTTTCCCTACTTGGTCAGAAACCTGTAAAGACATTGGCGAAGCAGTTGAGAAGTACGGCAAGTTATTTGTTGTAAAAAATATTTTAGACAATGCACAAGCAAATAAATTAAAAATAAACTTGATGAGAAAAGCAATTAAATGAGTAAAGATTATTCACCAGATTTACAAAAACTATTTTTAGAAATGATGATGTCAGATGCACAGATGTTTGTGCGTGTGGGTAACATCTATAATCCTAAAAACTTTGACAGAGGACTACAAGACACAGCCACGTTTATACAGGAATATACAGATAAACACAAAGCACTTCCTACAAGAGATCAAGTTAAAGCGACGTCTGGTGTTGAACTTAAAGAAGTAGGCAACATAGATGACGCACAACATAATTGGTTTTTAGAGGAGTTTGAAGGATTTAGTCGCAAGGGAGAACTAGAACGTGCTATTCTCAAAGCGGCAGATCATTTGGAAAAAGGTGATTATGATCCTGTAGAGAAGTTAATTAAAGACGCTGTGCAAATTAGTTTAACAAAGGATTTGGGCACAGATTACTTTGAAGATCCTAAGGCTAGATTGTCGTTACTGAAAGACAATAACGGACAAGTAAGCACAGGCTGGCCCACACTGGATAAGAAACTGTTTGGTGGATTTAACAAAGGCGAATTAAACATCTTTGCTGGAGGTAGTGGTAGTGGTAAAAGTTTGTTTATGCAGAACATTGCTATTAACTGGGTTACACAAGGACTTAACGGTGTGTTCTTAACACTAGAACTTAGTGAGGGTCTTTGTGCAATGCGTATTGACTCTATGGTGGCTAACGTAAGTACCAGAGAAGTATTTAAAGACATTGATACTGTGGAAATGAAGGTTAAGATGGCTGGTAAAAAGTCTGGGGCTCTGCGTATTAAGTACATGCCAGCACAGAGCAACGTTAATCAGATCAGAGCATACTTAAAAGAACTGGAAGTACAGTCAGGAAAGAAAGCTGACTTTATCATGGTAGACTATTTAGACTTGGTTATGCCAGTAAGTGCTAAAGTAAGCCCTAGTGACTTGTTTGTTAAAGACAAGTATGTGTCGGAAGAATTACGTAACCTAGCAAAAGAGTTTAATATATTAATGGTAACAGCATCGCAGTTAAACAGAGCGGCGGTGGAAGAAATAGAATTTGATCACAGCCATATATCTGGTGGTTTAAGTAAAATAAATACTGCTGACAACGTGTTTGGTATTTTCACAAGTAGGGCAATGCGTGAACGTGGAAGGTATCAGATACAGTTAATGAAAACTCGTAGTTCTAGTGGTGTTGGACAAAAGATTGATTTAGAGTACAACATGGAGACGCTGAGAATTATCGATGCAGGTGAGGATGAGCAAGCCAACAAACCACAGTCAAGTATTATGGATCAAATAAAAACAAAATCAACTACTACAACGACAGAACAACCCAGGGTAAATGCTCAAGTCGATAGTTCAAAGCTCAAGTCTATGTTGGCTGGGCTGAAGAAAGTTGAATGACGATAGTTTTGATATATTATACAGAGAATTAGTGATATTTGAATCTCCAGACGGTGGCCAGACAGTGTACGAAAGACACCCTGGCAAAACAGGACGCAAACTTGTCAAGTACAAGGAGTTGCCTAAGTGGTATATTGACATACAAGAATTTAATAACATAATGCACCACGCCAGCGAGAGTCCTACACTACAAGAATCTCTTGTGCAATTAAAAACAATATGGGAACTGACGAAAAAGTCTTAACTTTGTTTGCAGATTTGCAGTTTACTGCAAAATGGATCGCTAATTCTATACACAATCGCCAACAGGTGTGCGACTTTTGTTGGACTATAGAAAATGTCCTCCCTCCCAACATATTAAATTCTATAAATTATTTTTTAGATATTAACAATAAATGGGAAAACGTAGATCTTCAAGATTCGTGGCCTAGACGTGCAGTACACTGGGATCAACCTGATACTAGTCCTTACAAGAAAATGCACTTTATATTTCAACAACTAACACCAGTAATTCGTGGTGTGTTCAACGAACATGTAGAATTTCAACATAGTAATATGTGGGAGGACAGTCCAGAGTACACAATAGATCCTCATGTTGATAATGATGCAATTAATTATGCAATACAAATATATCTCAACGATGCTAACGAAAATTGTGGGACTTGTATGTATGACAGCGAGCAAAAATTAATACACAGAGTACCTTATATTAAAAATACTGGATATATTTTAAAAAATGGCGTAAACAGTTGGCATGGTATGACTACCAAAGGTAATCTTAGGCGTAGTCTATATGTAAACTATCGATAAACGTATACTCTGACAGATACTGTTCTTCAAAAACTTTCTTATTAGCATCACTAGGGAAACTTAACTGTCCTACCTGAATAGACCCTAGTGCAAACTTAGGATCAAAGTGTCCTAGTGCTACAAACTTATCCAGGTGTTTTTCGTAATACTGGATAACATTTTGTTCTAGTTCAGCGTACTCTTCGGAAGTATGGTGTGTGAACTTAACATTGAAGTCACTTTTAAAATACCTTTGTGGGATAAATGCTTCGTTGCCAATGTGTTTATCATCGTCCCTGTACATGTCCACTAGAGTTTTACCTATCTCACAGTAGTTGATGTACAAGCCTCCCCAAACTTCCTGCACAGTAAAATGTTTATAGTCAGCAGGAGCAAACGGTATTCTAGGTCTGCCATCACTGCTAAATGTGCATACAAATCTAGCATACGAACCGATACTTTCCAGTCTATGTATGTATATGTTAAGTTGTCCTAGAGCATACTGTACATCCTTGGGTGCATTTTTGTAAAAATCGTTACCCTGTTGAGCATCATAGAGCCCGTGATAGCGTTCAAATATGTTGTGTAAGTAGTTGAGGTCGTCCTGTGTACAATTGTAGTCAATGTGCCTCTCACATACGGGCTGATATGCGTTTATAGTGTCTACGAATCCATTTATTGTGTCAATGCAGTATTCTTTAGTATACTTTGATCCAGTAAATCCGTACATACGCTCAGGGTCGTCTAATTGAGTACCCAAATCTAGTGTTTTTTGTAACTCGGCTAACCATTTAGATGCAATTTCTGTATCTAGAATGTTAAAATATAGAGTGTACTTTGCGCCGGTACTATTAGCAAGTGTAATTTCTAATTTCGACATCTACTCCGGGAAGACCATTTGTTCTGGCACAATGTATGGATCTTTAATCTCACCAGACTCAATTCTGCGTCTTTCTTCAGAACGTAAGTATGTTACAATAGCAACAATATCCATACCATCAATTGTTGTACCAAATGCACCCATTGTACCACCTAAACTCTGATTGGTAATACCAACGCTAATGGTTGTGAATATAGCCATATTGGTATTTGCACTGTATGTAAACTTGCCGCATGTTAGACAAGGACCTTTGCCACCTTTGCCTTGACCACCATGGCAAAACGAACAGCGTCTGTCATACCATTCACGACCATTTTGTACTGTGTCAGCATTGCTGATATCCAGTGCCAGATCATTTTCGTTCATCTGGTGCATTTCTGCTGACAATACCAAAGTGGGAATAAACAATAGAAAAAATAAAATCTTTGACATACTAAACCTCCACAGGTATTTATTTGGCTACTAATTAACTTGCTTTTTTGGTGCATTGAGTGTATAATAGTACATGTTTGAGAGCGTTCAAAGTCTTATATAAACGATTACAGATACTATAAATATACTTAATCCTGGAGTATGAAGTGCAAAAGAAAACAAGAAGTTTATTAGACGAATTAGATATATTTGTTAGCAAAAAAGACAATAATACTCTAATTGAGAATAGAGCTAATAACGTTATTAAGAGTGCTATTAACCTCTTAGAACATATCCGCCAAAACTATGATGCTGACACAGCCGCTAACTTAGAAAAGCGTTTGTTGAACAGCATACGTACAGGTGAACCTGAGAAATTTACTCGAGGTATTAGGAGAGCTCGCAATGAAAATTAAAGAAGTTATTACAGAAGGACTTGGTGATTTAGCCACACAATTTGTTGGTGGCCTAGCAGGAAAAAGCGCCAGTCAGGTAAAATATGAAAAAGAGCAAGCCGCCGCAGATAAAGAGGAACGTAAAGCCGTAAGCCAAGAAGAAAAAGAAGCAAGAGCCAAAGGCATGTCAGTGGAACAGTACAGAAAATGGAAACAAGATCAGGCTGACAAGGCTCAAGCGGCACAGAAAGAAATAAATGATAGAAATACAAGACAAGCGGCCATAAGAGCAAAATTTAAAGCACGTAAACAAACAAGCGGAAGGTTATAATGAAGGTTAAAGAGTTATTCGAAGCAAACGATATCTGGGCACAAATATTAGGGGGCCTAGCAGGAAAGTCTGCGCAACAAGTTGCTGGCGAACAAGAAGCAAGGCGACAATACAAGGCTATGAGAGACGCTGAGAAACAGGCTAAACAGGATGCCAAAGCTGATATGTCTCAACCTAAGATAGATCCTGAAAAACAAGACACAAAACCTACAGATATATCTGATCCAAATAAACCAGAAGGAAATGTTAACGCAAGTTTAGATAGTAAAGTATCATACGCTAAGTCTAAAGGTTGGGTAGGTCAACGACCAACTAACCAAGAAAAGAATTATTTAGACAGTGTAGATGTTTATGTTGATCCTAACATGTTAGCAGACATACCCGCAAATCAAAATTTTATTCCTCATCGACCTCCACACGAGAAGTTGAGCATGGGATCTTTTAAAGCACCTACAGCAGATATCAATACAGCACTGGGTATGAAAGGTCAAGAACAAATATCAGGGTATTCGTCGTATATCCTTACACCAGCAGGTTGGTATTCTAAGAACAGAGAAGCATATATTAACCCAAAGAGCAAAGCACAAGACATAGTTGATATGTACTGGGAAAAGAGTCAAGGCGGTATAAAATGATTACAGAAGGCGGTAAAGCAATACCTTCAGCGGAACCGATAACACTTAAAAACTTCGACGCTGTTAAGAAAAACTTACAAAAAGCATTGCCGCTTGGATTAGACATGTACCCTATTGGATCAGCAGGCAAGAAAGAAGTCAGCAGTGACGTTGATGTTCTTATTGATGCTGAACAGTTATTAGACACATTTCCTGTAGAAGAATTAAAACTAGCAAGACAAGCACTAGAAAAGCATTTCCAAAACATGGGACTAGAAGCCAAGCGTACAGGAGTTAGCATACACGTTGGCATCCCTAACGGTGAGGGTGGTGTTGCACAAGTAGACTTAATGGCAGTTCAAAATGCTCAAGCGGCACAGCCATTACATACACATGATTACACAGACTCACAAATGAAAGGTGGCACACTACATGCTATGTGGGCAGACCTAGCAAACATGAGTGCTACTCCCGAAGCCGAAAGTTTAATGATGAGTCCATACAAAGGACTAGTTAACAGAGAAACTAAAGAACTAGTCACTAACAACAAAGACGAAATAGCAAAGATTATTATTGGTCCTAGTGCGTCAGCAGATGACATGGGTAACCCAACAAAGTTACTAAGAGCATTAGAACCGTATCCTAAGAAGTACGATGCAATTAAGAACAAATACATGGCAACAGAATGGACTCAAAAATGGCAGAACCTACAGTAGGCAGAAAATATCAACACATTGAAGACCTAGTATTCACTAACGGCAGTCGTGGTGGACTACATGCTGTTGAACGTCTACGTGACATGCAAGAGTCCGGTGGCATAGAACTTAAGTGGGACGGCAGTCCTGTACTTTATTGGGGAGAAGTTGACGGTAAATTTACGGTCTTGATGAAGAATGCTCTTGCATACCTTAAGCGTGGTGTGAGAGAAGTTGGTGCAGGTATTCCTACACTGGCAACAGGACCGCAGGATGTAAATGACTTTGTAGCAGGAACTGGCAAACCACAACCAGGACAAGAAGATGCTAGAATGGCATTTGCTCAAGACATGGGTAACTTATGGCCACTACTACGTAAAGCAAGTCCTAAAAAGGGACTGGTAGAAGGTGGATTACTGTTTTATCCTGGCGAGCCTGCAAAACTAAATTCCAAAACAAACGAATACGAATTTAAACCTAACATTACACAGTTTCACATTCCTGCTGACAGCGATTTAGGCAAGCGCATTGCAGGTGCTAAAGTTATGGTAGCAGTAACAGGATACTATGAAGATATCAATGCACCTGAAAGCAGACTGGACGGTATTGAGAAACTAAGCACACCAGATGTTATTGTACAGGGTACAACATATACAGAAGCAACGCCTAAACTAGATGACAAAGGTTTAAACATTGTAGAACGGTATATTAGCAGTAACGCTGGCAATATAGATGACTTTATTAGTGGACAACCTGGCTTAAAGCGACCTGGAGATGTGCTATACAAGTTTTACAACCAAACACTAAGAGTACCTGGTGCTAAAAAAGGTTTTACAGACTGGGTAAACAAAAGTCTTAGTAAAGGACAAGCAGAGAAAATATTAAATCATCCTGGATTAGATGCTACACTAAGTGCAGTTGAAATGATTACAGGACAAAAGAACCAAGTGTTACAGCAACTGGGTTCTACTAAACACGGAGATATTAGACAGACCAAACCGGAAGGTTATGTACAAGCACATCCAGGCAAGGAGTTTAAATCAGACTTACCAGGACAGTTTGTTAAAATGATTGACCAACCTAATTGGTCTCCTAAAGATAAGTAGTATTATGAGAGCAAGAGAGATATTAAGAGAAGCACCAGAACAACGTGTAGCCTTTAGTTGGGGCAGGTTTCAGCCACCACACTTAGGACATGCTGAGGTGTTTAAGAAATTAGAATCTGTAGGAAACTATGGCTTTTGGATTGGCACAGGACAAACTAATGATCCTAAAAAGAATCCATTGCAGTATGCAGACAAAGTTGCTATACTGAAAGAGATGTTTCCTGCATACAGCGATAACATATTAGCTGATGCTAGTATTAAGACTGTATACAATGCTATTGTAGCAATTTATAACAAATACGATCCCAAAGAAGCAGAGAACATTACTTTAGTTTTTGTGGGAGATCCAGAAAGAATCAACGACTTTGTTGGTAGCTTTAAAAAGTTTAATGGCGTTGAAGCACGTCACGGTTATTACAAGTTTAAAGATGTAACTGGCTTTGCAAATACTGACAAAGGTGATGTAAGAGCAACAGATGTTCGAGGTGCGGTACAGGCTAAGGACATGGACAAGTTCCAGCAACTCACCGGATTAACAGGTGACTTGGCTCAAACCGTTTTTAACAAGGTAGCAAAGGGGATGGGCGTTGTTTGACTTTATTCAAGAATTAAATGAAAGCAGGATCTTTAGATACGAGCACGATTTTGAGGGAATGACTGCTCGTGACTTAGGTCATTTACTGTATCAAATAGTTATGATGTTAGAAATAATTAGACATTATGACAAAGACTGGGTTAAACAGTATGCTAGAAAAACATATCAGTTTGGAGGTTTTCCGGGAATGAAGGCCGCTCAAACTGATATGTACAATTTTATAAGTGTTCTTAGTAATCAAGACAAGTACGACACTTATCTTAAAACAGATAAGACAGTACACGTACCAATGTTTGGTATTAAACGTTACTTGTTGGACATTATTAATGACAATAGACATATCACTAGAGACAGAGAACTATTAACTAAGTTAGAAAGCAGTCTTAAAATACAAGACGGCGAACTTAAAAACATAAGACGCTTGGTTGGTTACTGGAACAACTATAGTGATACACAGAAAAAGACCACTATAGTTAGTCTACGTCAAAATGTTAGACTTGACACCCCATATATTGATGTATATTGGTCAAAATTTAAAGAATTGAAATAAATAACATTAAGTCAGTAATAATACTGGCAATAAAATTTAAGGAGTTTTAAAATGGCAGACGTAACAAGAGTACACGGTGATCCTTTAGGCGTAGTTGCAGTAGACGCTAGTAAGGGTGATACAGATGCAGACGGCGTATTGGACGCAACACTTACAGTTGCAAACGTTGGTAGATCATGTGCATGGTTAGCAATTATAGTTAAGAATGGTTCTGCAGAAGCAGTAGACCTACAAGCAGAAGTTGATACAGGTGATTCTGTTGAAGCAATTCTTAAGGCAGTTCAGGCTTCTATCGTTTCTAATGTACAGTACGGTGGTGAAATTTTAGCATACCAAGTTGAAGATGACACAACTGGTCAAATCAGCGTTATGGTAGCTGGTTCTAACTGGACAAACTCAACATTGCAAACAGCAATTCAGGCACTTGGTACAACAGTTGGTAACAACTCAGTTGACGTATCAGGTTCTACAGTAACAGACACAGGCATGAAATTAGCAACATCATAATTTTATATCTCAGTAACACTAAAGGCGTATTTCATGTACGCCTTTTTTTATGGCTAGTATAAATACTACAAATACTTAATTAAGGAGTTTTACAGATGGCAGATTTAACAAGAGTACACGGTTCACCATCAGGTAACGTGACATACGACAGATCAGTCGCAAACGTTGGCGATATTTCAGCAGACGAACTAGTAGACGTTTCAGGACGTAAATTAGCATTTTTCAAAATCGTTGTTCAAAACGGTTCTGACACTAACCAGGACATGACATCAGAAATGGGTCCTAACGAGTGTGTAGAAAAGATTTTACAAATTATTCAAAACTACACAGACGGCACAAACGAAGGAAGTGCAACAATCTTAGCATATCAGGTAGAAGGCGACAACACAGGTCAAATCAGTGTTGCAGTTGAAGGTTCTAGCTGGACAGCGGCAGCGTTGCAAGCATCTATTCGTGCTACTACAACATTGAACTCAATCAATGTTACAGGTTCAGACGTTACAGAGCCTGGCTTAGATTTAACATAATAGCAACTTAGCACTATAAATAAAAAGGCATACATATTTTGTGTGCCTTTTTTTATGAACTGTCAAAGTATATACAGAGATTCAAGAATACAAACTGTCCCATTAAGTAAACTAAGCCCTATGACTTTACACAAGGACGGCAGAGAACAATGGAAAACTTTGCCAACTATGAAAGAACAGGGGATGTGGTACCCTATACATGTGTGTAAAGTTGATGAAAGATTATGGATTGCACAGGCAATATCAGGAATAAGTCGTAAACCTATTATAAACGAAGACGGTATGATATGGGGTGTAAAAATGGGATGTAACAGATTCGTTACTGCAGAAATGCTTAACTACACAACGATAGATTGTATTGTACACCCTAATTTAGATGAGTGTGTGCAATGGGCAAGGTATTTTAAACACATAGATCCTTTACACAACAACAACCCAGAACCGTTCGAAGGCAAGTTTTCATATGAGTAAAATACACGGCTACAGTTCTGCTACCAATGAAGGCAAAGGTAGTTGTGTAATAGATTGTTATACATTAGTTGATATAACAAGGACAGGAGTAGTTGCCTATTACAGAGATGGTATGCCTATGTTCTTAGATGATGCTGATCAGATTATAAACGACGAACCATCTTGGACACGTAGTCGAAATCAACAACGTAACTATGAAACACTGATACAAGTTATTAGTTTACGAGCTCAGCCGGTGTACTTAGAAGATCCTAAGCGACTAAGAAAACAAAACTTATCTTTATACGAGTTTTCTGATAAGGAAGGCATACAAGATTTATGGCGTTTTAGTTTTAGTGCAGAACAGCCTGATGTTTATAATCAAGGCAACAATCCTGTAGCCGCACTTGAACAAGATAGCGAAAACATACCTATTATATTAGGACTAAACGAAACTGTTGATATAGAAATACCTACATTACAGTTAGGAATAAACATGTACTTTAAATTACGTAACTGAAACTACTAAATATAATTGGTTATGGCACATTAATTAAGGCATTTTTAGGCATACTGGCACTACTTAGGCTCGACTATTTTGGCAATGGTTTTTACATTAACTCTAACTAGGAGATAAGAGTAGTGGCAATTAAGTCCCAAACAATCGAGAAGAAAAGTCTCGAGGCTCACGTAGATTTATGTGCCGAAAGGTACGAAGAATTGAATAAAAATATTAAGACACTAGAATCACGTGTGGACTCCTTATCCTCTCACGTCCTCGGTATAAAAGAGGACATGAACAAAATTACACGGTCAATCAATAATAGACTAATTACTATTGCTGGTGGCGTAATAGGCGTGCTATCTACCGCTTTACTAGCACTTATTATCAAAGTACTCACATAGACAAAGTGAAACGTCAAACCGCTAAAAAACTTAAACAGTTTACTGATAAACACCTCCCTGAACTCTTAACTAAGAACCCTACTCTGCTTTGGGAATCAGGCAGAGATAGTCTCATGGTAGGGCAGTTAGAAGTTAAGAAAGATCAAAATGGGTATATGATAACACTGCCTGGCGGTACTCGCCGTCGTTTTTACAAACAAAAACATGCAGTCTGTTACGCAAGTTATTACCAACTAAGTAACATGGATCGTTGTAGTAGTATTGCTATATTAGACAATAAACTAGAAAACTACTCACATGACGTTGACCATTATAAACAGAGACTAACAAAGTATTACAAAGAAGATGATAAAGATAAGTTCTTTTTGTACTATGCTAGGTACACACATGCGTTACCACTTAAACAACGCATGGAACAAGAATGTAAGAAAACAATCTTTTTGGCTAAATATAATTAAATTTAGGAATTCTTAAAATGCAACTTAACGAACTAAAGAAAAAGAACACAAATAAGGTTATGGAAAGCAGATTCGGCTTTGCTGTCAACTTTAATAAGATGACAGTCCAAAAAGCAGAAGGCTTACTAGAAACCATTGAGTCAGGATTAACTAAAATCCGCAACAGCAGTGCATTCCACTCTGCTGAGAAGAACCCACGTTACATGGAACTTTTAATGGTAAAAGAAAGTGTAACTGAATGGTTAGACGGTAAAGTAGAAGTAGTAGTTGAAGGCGAAGTACAAACGGCAGAAGCACTTCTAGCCGCTAAAGATATCACCGATAGACTACAAGGTATGGTAGAAGACTTAGGCGAAATGCTTAATGAAGATTTACCACCATTAGGCGACAGCATTAATGACCAGATGGGTGAGGGCAAAGGCACACAGTATGTTGCTAGTGCAAGTGCTACATTACAAGGTTTATTAGATGCTATGAAAGCTGCCAAGCAAGCACTGGACGATGCTAGTAAAGTAATTACTGGTGAAGGTCCTGCTCCAGCAATGGCAGGAGATGAGATTCCAGACGAAGAACAAGCAATGGCAGGCGATGAGATACCTGCAGAAGAGCCTATGATGGAACCTGAAGAGGAAGAGCCAGTCGGCAGAGAGATGCGCTAATGCGCTTTTCTGAGTTGCATGAAAATGATCAGAAGCTGGTTGCAAAACTGGCTTCTGTTCTCGAGTTCTTAAAAGGCAGAGCAAGTGACCGAGATCTGCAACCAAATATTACTGTAGACAGTTTAGTTAAAATGGTTGCTAACACTGGCACACACATAGATTCTGCTAGTATTACACAGTTGTTTAACAACCCAACAATAAGAAACCTAATTAAAAACGTAGAGGGTAACATGATTACTCTAAACCTCGACGGCGGAATGTCCGAACTTCAACCAGGCGGAGGCAACATGCCACCAGAAGTTAAAGTTAACCAAATGGCTAAAAGGGCATTGAATCGTAGACAGTAATCTGTTATAATAAAGACATGATTACATTCACACCCAAAGCATACGATCACTTTTACAAGTACGTAGGCGACAACAAAACACTACAAATAAGTTTTAAACAAGAAGGCTGTACAGGCTATAGTTACCAACTTGACTGGCTAGATGGAGTACCAGAAGGGTATAAAGTTAGCAAGCAAGGTGAAATAACATATACTTGGAAGCCCGAGCATGAGGACTGGCTTGACGGCACAACAGTTGACATGCAAGTACAAGGACTTAACAATAAACTAGTATTCCTAAACCCAAATGAAATAGCAAGTTGTGGATGTGGAGAAAGTGTTACTTTTAAATAAATACACTAAAGGATTACTAGCATGGCATTTTTACCTACATCAGCAAACGCACGTGAACAATCGCAAGGCAACGCAGTAGTTGCAGGCGAGATTGCAATCTTAACACAACGTGTACTAAGCGCAATTAGTTCAGGTGTATTCACTATAACTGCTACAAGTGCAACTACTGTTACTATTAACGGTACTACTATTACTGGTAGCGTAATGACCAATGCTGATTCAACTGGGCGAGCATACTATACAGCCTGGCAAGGTACAACAACTGACGCAGTAAAAACCGAGCAGATGGCAGAAGTCATCTCGCATTTTCAAAAACTAGGATATGATATTGTCCGCAAATCAACAACAGGTACTGAGCTTTATTGGCAAATTACCTGGTAATCAATGATAACAGAACGCTACGAATACAAAACAATCAGTAGGAAAAACATAGACGGAAAAAGACATTACCTCACACCAGAGGGAGATGCTGTTCCATCTGTAACTACTATTCTCGACAAAACTAAACCTGCTGAAAAGATGCAGGCACTACTTAACTGGAAAAAACGTGTAGGCGAAGCCAAGGCGCAACAGATTGTTACTGAAGCCGCCAATGTTGGTACAGTAATGCACAAGAAACTGGAAGAGTATTGTCTAGGTACACTGGATAAACCAGGCAGTAACCTAATACAACAGCAAGCAGATAAGATGGCTCGTGTAGTAATTGACACTGGTTTAAAAGACATGAATGAGTGTTGGGGTGTTGAAGTACCTTTATACTACTCAGGACTCTACGCAGGCACTACAGACTGTGTGGGTATGTTTAAAGGTGAGCCTGCTGTTCTCGATTTTAAGCAAACTAATAAGCCTAAAAAACGTGAATGGATTGAAGATTACTTCCTACAACTATGTGCGTATATTTGCGCCCACGATAAGACACATGAGACTAAGATAAAACGTGGTGTAATTCTAATGTGTTCGAGAGACTTTAAGTACCAACAGTTTGAGATAGAAGGTAACGAATTAGAGTTCTGGAAAAACAAATGGTGGGATAGAGTAGAGCAATTTTATAATAAATAAGTAAAACACATTTATTAAGGACTCTAAACGTGGCAATATTACAAATATCCCGCATACAACATAGGCGTGGAACTTCCGATAACTTACCGCAACTATCAGCGGCTGAACTAGGCTGGTCAGTAGACAATAGAAAACTATACATTGGTAATGGTACGCTTGAAGAAGGTGCACCTATACTGGGTAACACAGAGATCCTTACAGAGTTTAGTGACTTACTAAACACAAGCCAAGCATACACTTACAAAGGCGAAGCCGCTGGCTATACAATAACAACAGGTACAAGTTCTAGTTCTCCAATTGAAAGAACACTACAACGTAAGTTTGATGACTTTGTTAATGTTAGAGATTTTGGTGCTGTGGGCGATGGAACCACAGACGACACTGCCGCTATTAACAGAGCGTTATTTCAGTTATACTGTAGAGAAGTAAACGAGGAAATTCGCAGAGCTTTATACTTTCCAGCAGGCGTCTATAAAATTACAGGCGATGTTGTTAAGATTCCAACATACGCTAAAATTATTGGTGAAGGTGCAGACAGTACGTGTTTTAAACAGACTGATTCAGGCGAAGACTATGTGTTCAAAACTGCTGATAGTTTACAGCAAATAGATGCTAGTATTGCAACAAACGCCGCTACTAGACCACAGTTTATCGAAGTATCAGGATGTACATTTTGGAACAGTACAACAAATCACGTAGGATTAATTACATCTGCACAGCATGTGCATTTTGATGACGTTAAGTTTAAAGGAAATTTAACCTTACCTACCACAGTAACTGATGCTAAAGCAAACATACAAGTTGAGTCGACAGCAGTTTTAGTTACAGAGCACATCACATTTGATAACTGTTATTTTACAGAAAACACGTTCGCTATCGAGATAGATTATAACTGTAGAAATGTTGTAGTTCAAAATAGTTATTTTGACGAGTTATATAAAGCCGTTAAACTAGGAGAAAGTTTAACAGGTATCTCACCACAGGACGAAGGACCACGTGGATTTAAAGTTACAGGCAGTTATTTTGATAGAGTTGCCAATTCAGCAATACATACATACTCAGCCGTAAAACATGTAGTATCTGCGTATAACTACTTTTACGAAGTTGGTAACGACTACAACGGCTCAGGCAACGAATCTGCTCCAGTTATATACTATGTTGCTGGCGGAAACTTTAGTATTGGTGATGCGTTCGAACGTAATGACACAGACGATTTGAATCAACCAAGATTAAGCATTGGCAACGTTTCAAGTTACGGTATGATCGCCGACAACAGCGTACAGTATGGTGCGCATAGACAAGAAGCAGGCAAGTCAGTAACTTTACTTGATAACACAACTACTACAACAACAGGTATTACTCTTGCTGACAGCAAATATACACACGGTGCTATTATAGATTATAGCATTGTACGTGGCACAACATACAGAACAGGAACACTAAGAATAGGTCACGGTACAAGTGTTGGTTATAGTGATGACTTCTCAGAAGACTCATCAACGGGTGTAACACTAACAGTTACATTTGCTACCAACACAAGTACTATTAACTATGCAACAACATCAACCGGCAGTAATGCCTTAATGAAATATTCAATTAGATACTTGTATTAATGATTTGGCAGTACCAAAGGTCTTCAGAGCGCATCCGTGAATGGGCTGCCTTTAGACATCAAATAGAAAACAAACCTTTTGAGCAAGCCCTTAGGGACACACTAGAGTTGTGGTCTTATGCTCCTATTGTCAATAACTGGATGGATTACACTTCTACAGAGATGTGGCCGGACCCTTGGGAATTGTTAGAAGACTCTGGCTATGACGAACTTGCGAAATGTCTTGGAATCCTGTATACTTTGTATCTAAGCGGACATAATGAACATACATATAGTATTGAGATAGGACTTGAGAACGGAGAGTATCGCTATATAGTATCGATTGACGATGGAAAATATATACTTAATTACGAGTGGATGGAGATAGTAAATAAAAAACATGTTAGTCCAGATTTAAAAGTGATGTGTCAATACTTCGCTAAGGACCTACAACTAGAACAATACCTATGAGGAATCAATGAGCGAAATCTTAGTTACTAAAAGAGAGGGACACAAAGAGCCCTTAAACATCGAGAAGATGCACAAAGTTGTCATGTGGGCAACTGAAGGCATTACAGGTGTAAGCGCAAGCGAAGTAGAAATTAAATCCAGTTTACAATTTTATGATGGAATAAAAACAGCCGACATTCAAGAAACACTTATTAAAAGTGCGGCAGATTTAATTTCAGAAGAGACACCTAACTATCAGTATGTTGCTGGTAGATTGATTAACTATCATATTAGAAAACAAGTTTACAACGAGTACGAGCCTTGGACACTGATTGACATTGTAAAGAAAAATGTAGAACGTGGTTATTACGACAGCGGACTGCTAGAAGCATATACTGAAGAAGAGTGGACAAAGTTAGACAGTTATATCAAGCACGAGCGTGATGAGCACTTCACATACGTTGCTATGGAACAATTTAGAGGCAAGTACCTAGTACAAAACCGTGTAACAAAACAGTTATACGAAACACCACAAGTTGCATATATTTTAATTGCGGCAACACTATTCCAAGACTACGAAAAGGATAGACTACAGTGGGTACATGATTACTACGATGCTATCAGTAACCACTTAATTAGTTTGCCTACTCCTGTTATGGCAGGTGTACGTACACCACAAAAACAATTTAGTAGTTGTGTGCTAGTAGAAACTGATGACAGTTTAGACAGCATTAACGCAACAGCCAGTGCTATTGTAAAATACGTATCACAAAAAGCAGGCATTGGTATTGGTGCAGGGCGTATCCGTGCTATTAACTCGCCAGTGCGTAACGGCGATGCTTACCACACAGGTGTTATTCCTTTCTACAAATTATTTCAAAGTGCTGTAAAGTCATGTAGCCAAGGTGGTGTGCGTGGCGGAGCGGCAACATTATACTATCCTATTTGGCACTTGGAAGTAGAAGATTTATTAGTGTTAAAGAACAATAAAGGCACAGAGGATAACAGAGTACGTCACATGGATTATGGCGTCCAATTTAACAAATTAATGTACGAAAGACTTATCTCAGGGGGAGATATTACTCTGTTTTCGCCCCATGATGTACCGGAAATGTACGAAGCATTCTATGCTAACGCAGACAAGTTTAAAGAGCTATATGAACAAGCAGAGCGCAAAACAAGTATACGCAAAAAGAAGATCAAAGCAATTGACTTGTTTACTTCCTTTATGCAAGAGCGTAAAGACACAGGGCGTGTCTACTTAATGAACGTGGATCATGCAAACACGCATTCACCGTTCAAGCAAGATGTAGCACCAATTAAACAGAGTAACTTGTGTTGCGAGATCGACTTACCTACCAAGCCACTTAAGAGTTTTGAAGATCCAGATGGCAGGATTGCCCTATGTACACTAAGTGCTATTAACTGGGGTGCAATTAAATCTCCAGAAGATTTTGAGAAACCTTGCAGACTAGCAGTACGTGGACTAGATGCATTATTAAGTTATCAGGGATATCCAGTAAAGGCGGCAGAAGAAGCCACACGTGAGTACAGACCATTGGGTGTTGGTATCATTAATTTAGCATACTGGTTAGCAAAGAACGATACAAGTTATAGTGATCCCAAAGCATTAGAGCTAGTAGATCAGTATGCAGAAGCCTGGAGTTATTACTT